ACCTGCGGGAATTATGTGGTCAACATTAATATCTTTATCTTTATACCAATCTTTACAAATGGCACACTGATATTCATACTTCTGTTTACCTGTACACTTTACACAGTATCTTCTAGACTGTAGCTTAGCCTGTGATATAGGTTTCCACCATCTAGACTTTTGTCTAAGTGTACTTCTAATGAATGACCAAAAAGCAGACTCTGTCATTGTACCAGCATTCCTAGGCTTTGGTGTTATTTCTTTTCTAGGTTTTGCTACTTTCTTTTTAGCCATTATTTAATTTTTTATCTAAGATAGGAACTAATCTGTTACGAACCTCCTTAGCACCGAAATCTTTTATACTATCTGATATATCTTTACTCATAGGTAGAACGGTCATTTGTACAAACGGGTATTTTTCTTTATATTTTTTCATAGACTCTAACCCTGCCTCATCATTATCAAACAGAAGAATTATTTTTTTATACTTAGTTTCTAAGTCTTCCATTAAATCATTCTTCAGTATTGTATTTTCTGAGTCTGGAGCTATTATGTCTAGGTGTTTTAGCTTAAGAGATTTAATAGACATTATATCTTTAAGACTGGAAGTTATGATGAGATATTTTTCACCCGTACACTGGTGTATACCTTGAGTGTAATCTGTCACCTTAATAAACTTTTTATCAAGAGTCTTGGGTTGGTATATTTTATAGAGAGTACCATCTGCTTTGAAATAACCATAGAGATATAATCCTTTTATACAAAGTTCATTATCATCCTTGGTCATGCAATAACTTTCTAGGGGCTTCACATGAAACTCTTCTAGTAGTTTAGATCCAATATTAAACTGAGTCCAGAAATATTGATCTTGGGTACTCCACTGCCTCACTTTAAAACTTGTCACCTTATACCTGCTAGCCTGCTTAAACTCTTTAATGTCATACCCACCATTGTTATGAAGAACAAAATCATTGTATTGCTCTACAATAAAGTGGGAAGCTTGGTGATATGATAGGTTGTTTAAAAGTTTTACTAGTTCTACAGCAGATCCTCCTTTACCAGTAGAGAAATCTTTAAACTTATATTGTCCTGTTTTATCTACATAGATGCACATGCTAGCTGTTCTTTCTTTAGGATTAAAAAGACTTTTAATTTTTATATCCTGACCAGAAAGTTTTTCACTTAGCTTACAATACTTTTCAAATACCCATGTAGTAGGGACATCTTTTATATCATGTACTAGATTTTTTATCTTAAACATAATCAAAAATAATAAAAAAGGGGATGTAAAAACATCCCCTTTATTTGAAATAAAAACTCAATTACATATCAAAGTCATCATTAACTGGTTCAAAACCATTTACTTGTGAATTTTCTAAAGCTTTGTAATGATACTTATTTTTCTTGTCAAATCTATCTAACTTAGTTTCATCAGAAGAACAAAACTTATATTTTGGAAGAGACAGTTTTACAATAGTTTTTCCATTGTATTCTTCTTCAGAACCTTTCAAGAAGAAATATAAATCGTGTCCTTTCAAAACTTTAACTGCTTCTGCTACCCACTCTTCCAAGCTGTTTGCAGAAATAGAATTAAGTTCGCTTCTAAGACCAAGCTGCTCTGAAATAACAGTGAGCTTATACATAATGTCATTCTTCATGACGTTAGGTTCGTTGTGCTGATCTGTCCACATAGTTGCAATAACTCTACCTGATTGACCTTTAAATCTTGGTGAGTTTTCATCATTACGATCTACTGACCAACCTTCAAAGTTTTCTAACTCTGGTCCTTCTAGTGTAAGTTCTAGACACTTTTTACCTGTGTTTCTAGACTCTTTTACAGTGGCACCATAGATGTGTGCATAAACTACTCCTGGTTGAAATGTTTTGGAGATTCCTCCGCCTTGTTTGACTTCTTGTCCTTGTGTACTAAACATGTTGTTTAAATTTTAAATAGTGAAAGTTTAATTTTCGTAGTTAATAATAGCATCTCTTACAAGCTGTAAATTGTTCTCAATCTCAAAGGTGGAGAACATACCTCTAGGAGACTTACATGTATTCTCACCGTTTGTTTGGGTTTCAAATACATATCTGATATCTCCTTCTTTACTCTTCTTTGTCTTACCAAATAAAACAATAGAGAAGAGTCCTTCTAATGTAAGCTTCTCGTCTACCATTTTACCGATAGTCTTAGCTTTAAACTTACGTTTGCCCTCTAAGTCTGTTGACTCTTCAGCATGTGTAAGAAAATAAATCTGTAAATCTTCTCTTAAATCTTTTGGCATCCTAGCTATTCTAGCAAGATGTGCACCAATCTTAGTAAATTTTTCATAACCTTTCTCATCAGCCTTGTCAAAGAATTCAAAGCTTGACATATACTGAAAGTCATCTACAACAATTGTCTTAATCTCAGTGCGTTTCTCACTGACATACTTAAGACATGCTTCAATGTTCTCAGCGTTAGCCTTGTCGTACATATTACCTGAAGGATTGTCTTTACTCCAAATAGTGTACTTCTTCTTCCATCCCTTAAATGGTAAAGGCTTGTTAGCAACATTAATAATAAATGTTTCTTGTGGATTTAATGTCTCAATACTGGTAGATTTACCAGCACCAGACTCTGCAATAATTAGAATTCCCTGTGCCATATGTTATTTATTGTTTTTTATAAGTTCGTTCAACCAATACTTAGCACTAACAGGTTTACCTGTATGAATGGCATAGTAGTCTCTAATAGTCATTTCACTATAAGGAGCATCTTCCATAGGAGCAGGGGCTTTGTAAGCCATCTCTTGTATAGGTCTTAACACTTTGTCACTACTAGTTACAGCAGAAGCTTTACTAATAGCTACTGAGTTTGGATTAACCACTCTTAGTTCTTCAATAGGAACAAGATAAGAACCTTTCTCATTTAGTTCATATTCTTCGTTAAAAGAATTACTAGGTGCAACTCTGTAAACTTTTCTTTCTGGATCAGTGGGGTCTAAAGATCGGTTAATTAACTCGAAGAAAAAACCTTTTTCTTTCTTAAACTCTGATGCAAAGATACCTACGACCATTCTACCTTGTTGGTCATAGAACGGCATCTTCATATTAAAATCTACTCTTGCTATTCCAAGATCATTAATAAGTTCTTGATGATAGTCACGGATAGACTCTAACTTTGTTTTTTTCCAGGCATCAGACTGGGCTTGTTGGTTCAACTGAAATGTTGGCATGTTAAGTGTATTTTGTTATTAAATATTTATATCAGCTTCTCTGGTTCTACCTGCTCCTCCGTTTCTTCTAGCTGTAAAAGAAGGAGTTGGATTAACATTAGGGGGAGCTATAACTTCAATCATCTGCTGTCTTCTAAAGTCCCCGTTTAAAAATACTAGGTTTGTATCATCAGATCCGTTTCTAGACTTTAACACATGAAGAAAAAGATCTTCTGACTTACATAAATACTGCTTAGGTCCATATATAGGAATGTCAGCTTTGAAAGGTCTAGTTAATACCAATACCATATCAGAACCTTGTTGTAATGCATCACCACCAAATATATCTGAACTAGTAGGATAGTTGCCTATGTTTCCTGGAACTTTTCTAATAGGCTCATCAATACTTCTGTTAAGCTGAGAAATCATAAACACAATAATAGGAAGTTCATTCTTTACCCTCATCAGCATTTCTACTGTGTTGTAAAGAGTGTTTATTTTTTCTTTCTCGTCTGTGGATTTCTTGACTAACCAACTATGATCTAAGCTTATAAGCATTGGTTTACCACCAAGTGCATTGTAGTATGTGTGGATAGCTTTCTCTATATCTCTGTGAGTAAGTGGCGTGTTTATCTGATATCTGTTTACACCTCTGAGTTCTAGATCTTTTGTTTCTTGAGCATACTGTTTTATTTGGTTCAGTGAAAACTCATCTAACTCCTTTGTTGTGCTAAGCACCAGATTGTAATCTAATGCAGTAGCAGCAACAAAAGCACGGGTTGCTGATTGTTTAGCACCCATCTCAAACTGAAATTCTAAAATGTTAAAATCTTGATATGGATTTAAGATTCTAGACTCTCTAAGTATCTGTGAGACAAACATTGTCTTTCCAGAACCTGGTCTTGCTCCTACGGTTACTATAGAGTTCCACTCTATACCGCCTACACCAGCTTGGTTTAGTGTAGCCCAAGGAGTTTTAAACGATTGGATTTTACCCTTCTTTCTGTCTTCTATATATTGAAGTCCTTCTTCTAATACTTCCGAATAAGTTCTTGCACCATAAGGTCTTTGTTGTGGATTTGTCATTTGTATCAGTGTATTTTTGTAACTGTAAAGTTATACAATTTCATTGAGAATGCAAAAAGTATTTCTATAAAAATCCACTTAATAAATGTTATTTCTATAATCAAATTTTTAACAATCAACCAATTAACTATGCTAAACAAAAAGGCTAATATAACTGCGTGTACTTGTTTTGATGTTATCTTCATTCTACTGCGTTTAAAATTTCAGGATTATCTAATATCTGCTGACAATAATCAGCTAACTTAGACGTTGTTTCTTTTGTTTGAGGATTAGTTTTCTTAATAAAATAGCTACTTGTTACCATATACATATAGTCTTTCTTTTCGTATATGATGTTATAGTAATCTGCAGCATCTAGGACAAGGTTCCAGTCATACTCTGGATAGGTTTTAAAGAACCAAACAAATTTGTCTTTTAGTTCTTGTACAGACTGTCTAGCAAGTTCCCCGCTAGGAAGTCTTTTCTTAGGCCAAGCCTCTCTGTATTCATTAACTTTTTGTATAAAATCTTCACCCAAGACTTCTTTAGTCACTTTAGTTTTTCTCTTAACCAAGTAAGTCTCAAATTCATCTAATATCTTTATTGCCAAGGTTGAGAGCTTTCCGTCTTCACTCATTAGACCTTTGGACTTAGCTATTAGATTTTCTACTTCTTCATTTATTATTGCTGTAGGCTTTATATTCTTTTTACAACAGTCTAAAAAGTACAATAAGTTAGGACTCAAATTGTGTCTTATCGCTACCGACCATAGCTGATGCGTTGTAGTAGTTTCCATCTTCCTTTATTTTTTTTATGATTCTGTTGTATCTTTCTTTAAAATTACCATCTGTTTCAATCAAATTATAAAACGTTCTAAGATTATGTATGATTGTAGTGTGGTCTCTATTACCTAAAAATTGTCCTATTCTTTTCAGTGAAAAGCCAATGTTTCTGGATATAAAACAAAACATCTGTCTCAGTTCAACAATTTCCCTAACCCTAAGCTTTGAAGAGAGAGTTAATCTTTTTCCATAGACAGTAGGTAGATATGGGTCAAAGTACCTTTCTAACTCTTCTAAACTTAAAAGGTTTAGAGATTTTTCTGCTAAATCTTCTTTAGTTATTACTACAGGATAGTAACCTACCCTACTATAAAACGTTTTTAAGAAGTTATCTACAAGTTCCTTCTCTGTTTTTTCTATATATTCCTTTGTTGTCATAAGAAAATTTTATTGTTGACGAAATAATTTGTATATTATACTGTAGTGTGTATTTCCAAATATACACTAGAAAACCACAAATTAAAAAAATTAATTTGATTATTTAAAAATTTTTTGATATGTCAGAAGTAAGAAGGCCTTCTGTTACGAACAGCATAAAAGTGTGGATTTTCCCTTCTTTAGTAACTATTTTAGCCATGATGATATGGCGGGATGTGAATGAGCTTAGAGCTGATGTTAAGTCTCTTTTGGCTCAGTCTAATATAGATAAGACTAGGATAGACAATCTTATAAATGATGTAAAGATGTTAGAAGAAGCTGTCTTTAATAAGAAAACTAGAGCACGTACTTCTTTTTACATTCCTCAGCATGACCCTTACTTCAAACCTGAAGAAGAGTATGATGTAAAAAAACACCTTAAAACTACCTAATATGGCTTACGGAATATTTGATCAATTAGCATGGTTAACTACTAGAGTTAAAAGACTCTGTTGTGCTATAAAGGTAGGGGCTTTACAATCTCGTAGTATTGATGCTACTCCTTTAGAAGTAGGAATACAGTATGATATAACAGAAGGTGGAATCTATCAGTTTTATGGTGGAACTGGTCAAACTTTAGATTTAGGTTTTTCCTATCCTACTTCTGTTGGACAGACTATGTATATATATAATATTAGTAATGATACATTTACTGTTCTTGGGCTTAATGGAGCAGACAGACCTTTTGAAGCATCAACTACAAATCCTATAGTATCTATAAATTCTAATCAAGTTTGGCA